GTTGTAGTAAATGCTGGGAAATCAACATGTGTAGCGTCATCCACAGCATACATTAATTCCCAATAATCTGTAGTGTTAGCACTGCTGATCATATTGTCCCAACCAGCAATGGTCAAACCATTAACAGCACCTTTGGCTTTGAAAATACCAACTCTGCCCATACTGCCTGGAACATCAGTGCCATTCTTTTTCCACCAAAAATAAGCAACATGCTCATCAGCAGTATCATCATTTTGAACTTGAACACTGAACTGTAGTTTATACATACCAGCCGCACCTGGAGTAATGCGGCTAGTGCTAACAACACTGGCAATATTAGCAAAGTCTTGAGTTGGCAATGCAAACGCATAAGCAGTAAGTGAGCCTGCTGGCGTAACTGTGTTTAAATTCTGCCATTGTCCATAAACACGATTGTAAGTAATGTTATTACCAACTAAGTTTACAGTGGCACTATCTTGTAATGTAACAAGATCACTTTTAAATGTCAAAGCATTTGGACTGGCATTAATAACCTGAGTAGCAGTAGTAGCACCTATCTTATTAGCAGTGAAAATAACACTGGTGCCCTGTGCAAGAGTAGTCCAAGTTTCTGTGGCTTGAGCATCAATACTAACACCTGGACCTGTTGTGCCACCAGGACTACCACCACTTAATGCATTGCCATTGAATTTGAACTGTCCTAGATAATCACCACTTTGTGTTGGTGTATAAGTGCCACCACTACTTCTTTGTGTGTCAAAATTAATAAGAGCAAATTCACCGCCTGTAGTAGCATCTGGTTTGCTTACACTAAAAGTTGTTTTACCACTGCCGTCATCTTTCAGTGATGCCATTTGAGTGCTATTAGTTTTACCTTTTTGCCAAGTAAATGAATCACTGCGACTTACTGTGCTCTGTGGATTTATTGCCATGCTTGTTTGAACAGCACTACCACTACCTGTTGGATTAGTTCTAATACTACATTGTGCACCAAGGTTGGTTGTGCCACTGGTCCATGCTTCGTTGGTAATAAATCCTATACTTGCTACATTATTACCTGTAGTATCTGTAACCCATCCTGGATTTGCTCCACTTACACTTGTATCAGCATAACCACCTACTAACCAACTACCCAATGAATTACCTGAGGCTACTCCTGTTGGTGTTGCCGCTGAGCCTTTGGCAGTTTCTGTAATAAATGTTGCCTGAGGATTAGTGCCACCTAAACCAGCGCCATATGCTCTAAGAACAACACCTGGTCTTTGAGTAGTAGCAATACTGTTGTCAATGCTTATACCTCTGGTTGGACCACCTGTGCCTGCGGCGGAGAATGTAAAGATATTACCGCCTGCTTCTGTTGGTGCATTACGAATAGCACCTTTAACTAAGTTACCAGGTGTAACAACATTTGGACTTTGTCCTGTGATTGGCACTAATGTTTCTGCAATAGCACCATCACTGGCTTTAATATCATTGCCTGTAACTGTTAAATCACCAACAACTTCTACATTATTGCCACTGAGTTGAACAGCAATATCACCTAATGGGAACGCACTACCGCCACTGCTACGAATTCTATTTCCTGTGATTGTAAGTTCGCCACCAACTTTAACATTGACATCATCAAATGTAAGTGCTGTTTGATTTGTGCTTGACTTAATTGTATTCCCAGTTATAGTCACTGTATCACCAGAACCATTGCCTAATACAGTATTACCATCAACTTGTAAATTTCCATTTACTGTTAAATTACCACTGTGAACTAAACTGGCAGCGGTGATAGTTAATGTGCCTTCTCCACTACCTGTTGGTGTTGTAGGTCCACTGGCTAACATTCTTACATCATAGTCTACGCTACTTGCACTACTGTGAAAATCTACATAAGGAGTGCCTGCAACTGTTCTACCAGTTAAACCAATTTCAATTCTACCATTATCACCCACTCCTTTGCCGACTGTAATTTGTCCATTATCGCCCTCAGCGAATATACCTTCGCCGGTGGTAGCATCTATTGTTGCCGCGGTGTCGCCTACTGCGAGACCAAATTTTACTTTAAATTTTTCGTTTGACATAATTCACACAATCCTTATGTTAGTGATGTAATCACTGAGGTAAACAACATACTTGTTGCATTTGCTGGAGTTACTAATAATCTAATAGCACCTCCACTTGTATCTGCGGCAAAAGTTGCCAATGAACTTGTATTATACATTTCAGCATAAGTTGTAACCATTGCTGTACTTGCACCAGTTCTTAACACCAATGCTTCTACTGTATGCACATCTGTGCCTTGAACAATGTAAACCACTGCTTTCATTACGTTTCTTGTTGAAGTTATTAATGGCACTTGAGCGGTTGCTGTAGTAGTTAAAGGTGCAGTATCAATGTCACTGCGACTTTCTACAGTTAAACTGCCTGGTATGCTGGCATTTGCAGTGGTAAAATCACCTACACTAGTATTGGTTACTCCGTTATCAATACTTGTTCTTAAACTTACTGTAGGCACAGTTGAACTGTATACACCAGTAATGTTAGCATAAGCATTGGCTTGTCCCGCACTACCACTTGGAGGGGCTTGTGTGTCACTGACTACTTGGAAACTTAAACTAACACCAGCGCCATCAGCATAAGTCCCAACACCTGCTGTGCCTGGAGCGGCATCACTGTAATCTTTGCGTAGATATAAACTTGTATTGACACCTGCTGGTGGACTTAGTGGACGATAAGCAAATACATTGCGTTCGTTGGCATCAGTTGTAGTAACTTTATTATCATTGATCCATTCGCCATTCAAATAAGTTAAAATCTGTCCGTTGTAGAATGTTGGTGTTAATGTAGCATTGATAAAATCATACCATGTAGTGCTGTCTGCACTCCATTCAAAACTATCAGTGGTTTTATTCCATCTAATAGCCGCATTATTACCTGGGGCAACACGACCAAAGTTTAGATATACATCAGTGTCAGTCTTGTCGCTGTTAATAGTTATTAAATCACCTGCAGTGGTTATGTCACCAAAACTATAAAATTTATTTCTATTGGTAGTTAAACCAGTTGTTTGGTTATTGCCCATAATAATCGCTGTGGCTACTCCACCAATGTTCAAATCTGTTGTAATAGTATTAAGTAAGTTGAATGTAGTAGAAGCGCCGCCGTCTGGATTTTGCACTAATGATGGTGATTTGATATTAACTACACCTGCGGCACTACCAATGCGAACTGCTGTGCTTGCACCATTACCAATATTAATTTCTGTAGTATTAGTATTGAATAAACTTGTCTGTCCCGTAACTGTAGTAGTAATGTCACCGCCATTTACTGCTAGGTCACCACCAATAATAGCATTACTTTGTGTTTCAAAACTTGGAGTTTTAGCAAACACTCTACCACTGCTAGTATTACCAATATTAACTTCTGTGACTACAGCATTACCGATATTAATTGTGCCGATTGCACTACTATTATATAAACTAGCACTAGCACCTGCGCCTACATTGGTTGTAATATCTCCACCGTTGACTGCTAGGTCTCCAGGAGTAACAATATCACCTGTTGTATCTGCAATAGTCACCACAGAATTCTGTATTAGTTTACCAGTAGTTTGGTCAAATCTAACTATAGCATTATCAGTGGCACTTGCTGGACCTGTGACATCACCTGTGCCAAATCCTGTGGCAGTTATAGTTACTGCGCCTGTTGCACCACTTATTGATATATTTGAACCAGCAACAATACTGGTCACACCTGTATTACTAACAATAACTGCGCCAGTTGTTGGACTTACACTTATACCAGCACCGCTACCACTTACGCTGTTAACTAAACCTAATGTACTTGGTGTTGTCCATGATGTTACACCAGCACCGTTAGTTGTTAAAACTTGTCCGTTAGTGCCTAAGGCATTGGCCAGTGTATAATAGTTATTACTTAAATTGCCTGTGGCAGTTACATTGGCAAATGTGACATTGGCAGTAGTAGAAACATCTTGCCCTATGCTAACAACAACATTACCTGTTATTGGATTTACTGTTACGCCTAAGCCGCCGTTTACGCTGTATACACTACTATTGACTACACCCGCAGTAAAACTTGTGGTGTTGCTGTATAGACTTGTAAGATTGCCGCTGGATACTGTTCCTGTTGTCATAATTGTTCCTTATCTAACATTATATTGGCGATAAATGCGAGGTTGCCATACTGAAGTCAATTTAGTATGACCTCCGCTCCATTTACCTAAATTATTTTGATCTTCAACAATATTATAAGCATTGTCATACTTTTGTGCATATACTTGTGCATCTTCAGTGTTGTGTCGTTTGATATAATATTCACGTAGTGTAGCATATACATAACCTTCTGCCCAAGTATTCAATACTGGATTAGTTTGAACTACTTGATTTGTCAGTGTAATATCTGTAACTGTGCCTGCTGTTGGAGTTGTTCCGCCTGTGGCAGTAAATGTAATACCAGTACTACCAACTAGACTTGCCACTGCGTACACACCTGTGCCGCCACCTAAACTACCTGTGCCTGCTGTGGCAATAATAGTATCACCAATACTTAAACCAAGATTACTAACCATACCAGAGATGGTAGCGGTCCAAGGACCTGCACCTGAGATTGAACCTACTGTACCTGTTGTGCTAATAACAACATCTTGAACTGGACTAAACAACAAAGGCCATGCTTTGTAATAATACATATTGATAGCAGTTCCCTGTCCAATCAATGGTAAGAATTGATATTTGTTATAAACTTCACTGAACTTACCACGAATAACCTGTGGCACGTTATATGGTTGCATGTATAGTTGTGCTAACATGCCTTGACTGATAATATCTCTATCACCAATTCTATCATAGACTAACCAAGGACCATTGCCTGTAGTTCCGCCTGCTGGTGTTGAAAATGTTATTGTTCCGCTGACAGTAGTTGTATTGGCTAAACTTAGTCCAACTGTGCTACCACCTAGATAAGTGGTAACTGTTGCGCCTGTGGCAATACCTGTGCCAGTGACAATCATACCTGTTGATAGTGTTTGTCCCGGAGTTGATATCAGTGTTATTATAAATTCACCAGTATTACCTGATGCTGTGGCAGTTGTTGTTACTTGATTGCCCTGTCTAAAGAACACAATAGGTTTGTTCATATCACCAGGAATAGCAACACGACCCATTGAATCTGCTATGCCGATATTTTCTACTGCATATGGATCACTGCGTAGTGCTGGCAATTCAATGTTACGCATACTGAGTTCCGCCATAAAGATACATTTCTTTATTTCATCATCGTTAGTTGAGCCTGTAAAATCTTTAATATACGTTACAAGTTCATTGGCTGAGGGTATTACAAACATAATTTATCGTCCTTGAAAGAATCTTTTTTGTCCCACTTTTGTAGGATATGGAACATCAACTGGTATTGGTAGTTTACCATGTGGATAGCAAACGAACTGAGGATATTCTGTTTCCACAACTTTATAAAATTGTGCTTTGAGCGAGCGATCATGTTTAAGTGTATGCCAAGGCAGGCCGCCAAAATATTCATCACTAATTTTAATAGCAACTACTTTAGGTAAATCTATCCACTTCCAACCAACTGTGCCATCAGGCATATATGGACCCAGTGGATCTGTAATACCTTTTTCAGCCATTGTTCTGTAGTCTTTAACTGCTTCAATGACTGCTTGCATATTCATTTGTTCGCGTTGAATATAAAATTTGCCATCTTCACGGCCTGTGGTTACTTTAATATTACCACTTTTATTCCAATCACTGCGTGTCCAATCGCCTTTCATAGCGTTGTATAGTTTATCATTTTTTAATAACTTATCTGCTACACCATTGTGATTGGTAATGGTGCCACCATGATCTTGACGCCAGTAATTTAAATTCTTTTCTGGGTCTGTGTCATCTAAATATTCGGGTTGATTTATATCGTTCATAGTATTATTTATACAAACAAAAAGCGGCCTGAGCCGCTTTTTGTGTATTACTAAATCCTAATATTAGGAAGTAGAACCAGGACCTGCGTTTACACGACGGACTAGGTTAGCACTACGTGGAGTAGTAACGATTGTAGTACCAGTTGTGATGTTGTTTAGCATTCCGACGCCGGCCGGGTTACGACAAATAAGCGTCCCCTCCATCAAAAATTGATCTAAACTTGCATCAGCAGAACTGAATACTTCATTGTTCGGACCTAGGTCACGTAATGAGCCCCACTGTAGCACGTCTTCGTTTAAGAAGTAAATGCTGTTAGTTGTACCAGACTGGTCCATGATCCAAGAATCATAAACTTCGTATGTGTAACTGAAGTCACCTTCGTATGTTTGAATCGTGTCACCACGCTCAACGTTACGACGATTAACTGAAGTGTTAGAACTAACAATGTTATCACTGATAGTAGTTCTTAAACTTGTAGGAACAACCATAGTGCGGATCTTAGCGTTGTAACGTTGTTCAGCAGTAGTTACCAATTGCTTGTATAATACTGGGCTGAATACTTGGTTAGCAAAACCAGAACCATTTGCTGTGTAATAGTAATTACCATTAGCAACAACGTATAGTGCGTTAACACCACTTGGGCTACCACTCAATTGGCTCAATGTTGTAGAACTAGAGTCACTGCTTGGTGCGTTGTAGTTAGTTGTTAAACCTGCTTCTGTGCCAGATACTGTGTTGAAAGACAAAGTACCAGCATAAGATGCTAGTGAACCCATACGACGACCAGATGTGTTCTGGCTACCTGCTGTAGTTTGGCTGTTACCAGTTGCACTACCGCTTTGACCTGAGTATTGTGTACCGATTTGGTCATTACGAACTAATTGTTGTTCTACGTCAAACATCAATTCAATCAATTGCTTGACTTCTTGATATGCTTGTGGATCTCCACCAGACTGCATAACAGCACGAGCAGTACCCGTTGCGCCGATTGTAGTTTGGAAGATCTGTGTGAAGTTGTTTAAGTTGTAACGCTGATTTGCTTCTGCGTATGTAGAACTAACACTTGCACCTTCTTGAACAGCATTAACTGCTGGTAGACGATAAATGTCGTCTGTCCATAATGGTTGTGTGCTGTTAACTTTGCGCTTCTTGGACATACACATGTTCAAAACAGGTGTGTCGTCCTTAACGCGGTTGGACACATCTAGGTCCAAATCTTTGACAACGATGTCAGTTGCAAATGCGCCTGTACCATTGCCAATGTTTGTAGTTGAAATAAATCCTGCCATTTTATATTTTCCTTAATAATGGTTATCTACCACCTCTGTTTGCACGAAGTCTACTGAGTTGTGCTACTAAGAGGTTATCCGCGGCTTTTTTATCGCCACGATTGGCTTGTTCACGAAGTTTTTCAATATTGTCATTTGGACCTTTGTTGGTGTTAGAACTACCTTTTCTGCTAGTCAACGCTGCCATACTTGCTCCTGCTGATTTAGTGCTGGGTTTGTCTCTATATTTCAAACCATCACGTACTAAACTTAACAATGCCTCATCGCTGGCGATAAGATCAATGTTTGGAATTCCAGGCACTATTTCACGTCTTGCTCCAGGGTAGACTTTTTCGATCTTCTCACGAAGTTCTTTGTATACATACTCGTTTTTTAATTCCTTATCTTGGAAGTTTTTACGAGCAGTAACTAAAGCCTCACCTACTTGCTGACTGCGAATTTGTTTGAACTGTTCAATAGCAGGCTGCAAACGATTAATGCTCTTTTGTTGCTGTCTAATGTACTGTTCATTCTGTGTCATATTTGCTTGGATACGGGCAATTTGCGCCGGATCTGTTGCTTGTGCCAACTGTTGTTGAAATGTATTTTGATAACTTTGTGTTTTAACAATTTCATCAAATGCTTTTTTCAATTTAGGTTGAACTGTAAATTCCATTGCTAGAGTAAGTTGATCTTGGCGTGATTTAGATTCATTGATGTATTCATCAAGTTCGGCTCGCTCCACTTTCAACTGTCTTGCTTCTTCGTGTATTGCTGATCCTTGACCAAGAATTGATGCGGCTTTCTTAGCGTCAATAACTACTTCTTTGCCATTCTTCATAAATTTGAATTTGGCGGTTGGGTTTGTTTCTGCAAACTCAACAAAGTCAATTAAATCATCTGCTGTAGAATTACTACTGTCAGTGCTTACAGTTTCCTGGGCATCTGCTTCATAATTGTCGCTGTCATGTTCTTCGTTGTTGGTATCACCAACTTCGGCTTCCTCATTGCTGGGTGCCACAGAGGCAGATTCATCTCCCGACATATCTACTCCTGTTGCAGTTTGATTGGGGTTAAGAGATTGATTACGCTGAGACTGTGATCTCATGGCGGTCATTTTATCTGCTATAACTTGATCCAAACTTGGGACTGCGCTTTGATCCGCGGCCGCCGGCGCTTGTGGCTGGTTAGGACTGATCGTTGTTGTTTCCATTTCTATTTCCTTTTAAGTATTGGGCACTTCGTTAGTGTTACCGATACGGTTTTTTAAGTAAACAGCCCTTTTAAGGCTACTTACGAAACTATCAATACCTGCTAGTTCATTGCTAATAGCAATTCTGCGGGCATTGTCATCTGGCGTATGTGTTCTAATGGATGCAATTTCATCCGCCAAACTAAATTTAAAATGATGAACAAACATGGCTAAATCTTTGTTCTTCAATAATGCTTCAGCAGTACTACCATAATGTCTAACTTGGTCTCTTTGACTTGTTGTTAGTTTACTGGGTTGACTTATGTCAAGTGTCAGTCTGCTGTTGTAAAATTCTATTGTATCTTCGTTTATCATTGGCTATTCTATATTGTTATTTAGTATTTATGAATATACTTTTGGCTCACCCATGGCCAAGGCCATCCAGTCCATTTGACTTTCAGCATCTTGACCTGCTACTTCAGCGGCAATCTGTTGTGCTCTTACCTGTGCTAATTCAGCATCAGCAAGATACTTCTTGTCTTGTGCGTTAGGTTGTTTATTCTTCTGTGCTTCTTGTGCTTGTTGCATCATTTGTGCAATTTCTTGATCACTTGGCAAATAAGCATCACAGTCTTTGACACCTAATGTGTATAGCGTATCAGCATAGGGCTTTTTAACTTTCTTATACATTTCAGGAGTCATAATGCCTTGTTGAACCATGCCTTGAACACTTTGCATCAAACCACTTTGACACTTTTGAATTAGTTGTAGTCTGTTCAATGAGTTTTCTTCACTTTGCATACCTAATGCTAGTTCTAAATGTAATTGCTTGCGATCAACCATACTTGTCATATCATCCCAGGCTTGAAAGTCTAAGAATATTGGTTTCTTATCTGGTGTGCAACCAGCAGCCAATTTCTTAACACCATAATCATCACCATACTGTATCAATGTACGCCATATCAAATACAATGCTTCTCTTAGACCTTCTGCGCTGTTACGCACAGTATTGTCTTGAATGATTTGATTTGGTGTAAGTGCCATTTGTAGTTTAACACCGCTGTTACCAGCAGCCATAACTTCTGGATTGAATACATCGCTGGGAGTAGTCATACCAACCATGGCCATAGTGTCTTGTTGTATGCGATTCATACCAACTTCTAAGAAGTTTAAATTACCGCTTGGAGGAGGGATTTGATATATGTCTTTGGCTGGATCAAACTTTGAATCTAAGATAAAGATAGCGGCTTCGCCATCCTGCATCATTTCAAAGTCTACTCTATCTGGCTTAACACCAATGCGTGGTGTTGCTGTTAGCAAACCTAATTGAATCTCTGCACGTGCCGCTGATGTAGCATATTCTTGCATGGGAATAACTGACTCACCAATACTCATTCCGTAAAAGTTGCCTGGCAATGGTTTTGGACACATGTTAGCCACAGGAATGAATTCTACTTCACGTGCTGAAATAATATAACTGCCTGAATAGATTACTTCAACTAATTCTAATTCGCCATCACCATCAATGTCAAACTTGTTCCATACTGTGACGATACTTACTTGACGACTATCTGGATCTGCACTGGCAGCACTACTAACTGGGATACCCATAATAGGTACACTATCACGTGCGTGAATGGCTAAGTTGTTTAATACGCTACCTGCTTGGTAAGCACCGCTTTGGTTGTATTCAGCGTGTGTTCTAAATTGTTCTAAGTCAATGTCTGGATATAAATCTGTGGCTTCTTGAATTGTCATTGGATCATAGTAACCACAGAATGGTTGATCCTTCATTTCTGGCACAGTAGGATCACAGACCCAATAATGTTGTGCAATAGGATGGAACTTAATGTTTAATCCATAACCACTTATTTTATATTTGGCTTTGTATATTGTATTGCGTTTAATAGCGGCATTAATGATTTCTTCTTGACCAGTTGCTTGACTTGTTAATACTTCTGCTTGTCCGGCAGCCAGTTCAGCATAGTTGCCTTCTTCATCAGCATTACGCATACTGGCAATGTGCTTGTCTAATAAGTCATTGGCTAATTCTTTTTGCTGTCCGCCCAATAACTGTTGAATCTCTGCCATGGCCTTGTCCATCATAACAGTTATTTGACGTTTGCTTTGGCGTAGTGTTGTTAGTCCAGAGTCTGCGGCCTGTTGTTCATAGGCACGAAGTTGTTCTTCAGTGCCTTCTGTTTCTACATAACGAGTAATTTGTTCACGCACTGGTTTAATCATCATCATACCATTTTTGTGCATGTTAGCATCCATGACCCAACGCTCTAGAATAAAGTGTGGATCATTCATTTGGTTTACAACTTTACTGACCATTTCACTGGCTTGACGTGCTGCCACTTCATCCATTTCATCTTCTGCTACAAACTCAAAGTTAATTTCGCCATTGGGCATAAGTCCTTTGGTAATAACTGCTGTGGCATAATCTACTACAGGCTTTACTGTAGGATGGATATAATCAATACCATTAACAGGTGCAGTACTTTCTGTAACTGCTAAACACAAATAGTGGTAGTCCACGGCTCTGTTCACAGCGTTCTTTGTGCCTAAGTAGCGCAAATAACTAGCCATCTTTGTGTCCATCATATTCTTCATACGCACAAAGTTGGCGTTAAGTTTCTTATTCTGGTTGATGTCTTGTAGGGTGATGTTCTTAATATCCAACATTATGGGTTTTCCTTAACTAATGTATTATTTAGCGTTATCTTTAGAGGGTTGTTGCGGTTTTTGTTCTTTAGGATCTTTTGGGCCAAATATAGCATCCCAGTTATCGCGGATCTTTTTAACATCTTCTTTTCTACGATTGCTGCCTTTACTCATTAAAATTCTCCTGGCAAGATAATTTTAGGACGAGTTAGTTCGTCTTGTAAATCACAGGCATGACATTTTGCTGTTACTGCATCTTCGTCTTCCAACTCATATATTGTATGTGGTGTTTCTGCTACCATTGCGGCTGCTTCAAATGCCTTGGCATGTTTTTCACATAATACCATTGTGTTTTGTTCTATGGCACAGATGAACATTATAGTGCGTCCTTAAACTTTTGTAGTTCAAAGTCTGTTAAAAAACATTCAAATGTATACTCATTTATATTGTCACTGATTAATTGTATGTGCCATACATCAGTGGCAGGTACCCAAGTCTTACGAACTTTAAGTTTGTAGTGTTCTTCGTTTATTACATTCTGTTCCATTGCTATTCCTTATTCTGCTGAGAAGGTCTTCTTCCAAGCGGGTTTACTACTATCATCTGGCTTAATATATCTATGTCGCTGTGCTGCCATTCTTTGTTGTGGACTATGTCCATCCCATGGTTCTGCTATTCCTTGAAGGCAAGCAAGCAAAGCGTAGCGAGCACTATCAATACAGTCATCTGGGTCACTGAATCTTCCCTTTTCATCTACATAGTAGTTAGTTGCTTCACTCAAGAATTGTGTGCAATTTTCATTGACCATTAATGATCCTACTTCTAACATTTGACGCATTTGATTTATACCATAACTTTTGTGATTGGTTACACGCCCTTGACTGTCAGGTGGATTCATAATTGCCTTTTCATAGACATTCAATCCATATTGTTCAAATAGTTCTCGTATGCTATTGGCACTCATAGTGTATCTGCCAGCAGTACTAGCATCAGCAGGTAAAATAATAGGACAGCCAAAAACCTCAGGACGAAGTAAATGATTGATATACTGAGTGGGGACTGCTTCTTCAATGCCCTGCACAACAATCTGTCTATGTAAGTAAGCAGTTTTTTCATGTGGTTCCCAATACATTAAACTAATAACTGTTTTGTCATTGACTAGGCCCAAGTCAAGAGCAATGGCTCGTTGTATTCTGGGCATACGAGCGAAATCAATGTCTCCTGTTTTATATGTGGGCCAATTGCCGATTTGGAATACAGCACCTTTACCCATTACTGGTTTACCAGCAATACGTGCTTCACGTTCGTGTGGTAAGTAATCTCGTTCTAGTTGTCGTCTTGTTTCTTTTAATAAGAATGGTTCACCCCAAGGGCTGTATTCAGGAACATCGTCCCACGATACACGAATGTAGTCATATCCATCTTCATTGTTCCAAAATTTACTTACAAGTCCGTTAAGACCCTTAAGCGGTGTAAACGAACATAGAACTTTACCCTGCGTGGTAGCAGTTCGCGTAACAATCTCACTGAAAAAGTCGTCGGGTGGTTGTTCATCAAATACTGCTAGGTTAAGTTTGAAACCCTGGAGTTGTCTAACCTCCTGAGTGTAGTTAGCAAATAGCAGATAACTATTGCTTCCAGATACATGCCTAATTTCACAGCCGATATTGTTGGCTCCATCATTACGCATAGTGTCAGCGACAATGCAATCACGCGGTATAGCACCAGTTCCCAAATTCTCAGTAATTTTAACATCCTGTGTTCCTAACAATTCATTTTGTAGCACTAGGGCTACCTGACTCCAACCTTCTCCGGCTACCATACAAGTAATAGGTGTTGTGAATCTGTAGCCTTCCCACCAATCCGGATATAATCCAGTTAAGTGCATGGCAGTTTCATAACAAGTGCTTACTGTTTTACCAACTCGGTTAGCGGCAAGTATTCCTCTGCGATCTGCTTTTCCAGTTAAGAAGAATTTCTTTTGGTGTTCAAACGGTCTAAAGTATTTAAGACTATTGTGCTTCATATCTTCAGCAATTTCAATGCTAAGATCCATGAGTTTAGTTTTTAAATCACCATTCATATTGGCCAAGGCATCTAAAGGTAGTTCGTGTTTGTCCACTACCCAACGTAATGCTCTTGCCATTAATACATCATTACCCAGCATTACATATTCCTTAAGAAATTAATAGTTAGTTTTTGATCAAGATATCTTGCAAATCCTTTAAGTTCTGCGTGTGTAAGTATTAGAAAAACTTCTAAATCCTCTTGGTCATCTTGATTAAATTTAAAGTGAAATTCAAATTGATCAGGACCAACCCAAACTCCACCTATGTCTACACTACTGTCTTCATTGTGTGTCAGATTGAACATCTTTTAGTTTTTCTCTAACAATGTAAACGTGATGTATTGCTGTACTTAGATCACTGAGTTCTTTACTAGTCATTTTCCAAGTATCTGGATCATTAATATCTACACCATCACGTTTGTCTAAGCCTGCTTGTAAGCGTTCTGTTAACAAACGTAGAATGTGTTCTATTTGTCCGGGAAACTTTTCAGCAAATGCAACTCTATGAGTAGCATTAATCTTTTGTAAAATTAATGTATCTTTAGTCATACGCTCTTGCTGTGCTTGATATATGGCTCCATCTCTCATTGTTGGATCTGTGCTCATATCAATTACTTCTTGTGTCCGTGCCCCATGGATCAACAATGGCTTCGCTGTTAAATTGTCCAAAGTCTCTGTCAACAAATGTATCCCAAATGTTACCAGCATTGATACGCATACTCTGCATCATAGTGCGTAGTCTACGACCAACTGGAGTCAGTGTGCCATCTTCACGCTGAACTGTTTGTTCACCTGTGCAAGCACCAATCCATTTAATAATCTCTGGACGCTCACGACCATACTTGTCAATCTTTGTGCCATGTTCTTTTTTCTCCCAAGGACCATTGATTTCATAACTGATTGTACCATCATTGTATTTGCGGAATGTGCAGTGACACTTTTTACCAACTGCTCTAAAGTCTGGATCTGGATGCGGAACAAAAGGACTGAAGAAGTAATTTTGTAATTCACTTTCAGGTGGAAGTGTAGGATCACGTGGGGGGATTTCTGGGAATGGCTCAACTGGAACCATGTCTGCTCTGTCAATGTATGGATTGTCACTGCCAATTAACTTTGGATCAATATCTTCACCATTTAATACATCCATGGCTGTTTGATATTTTAGTTTGTTAGCACGACCTTTTAAGTTTAAGACTACTCCTGTTTCATCAAAGACAAAACGCTCTAGTTCTTTGGCTGTGGGAAAGTCTGTCATTAGACCTTCTAAGTCATATTCTGCGTTGCTGGTTGATTTAGGGATACGTGCGCCTGCTATTGCTTCGGCTACGTCTAAGATCTCATCTTGTGTGGGTTCTTCGCCCCAAGGGCTTTCTACATCTGTGGGTGTAGATGATTGTGTTTTTTTAGTCATTTCTATTCCTTAATATAAACAAGGAAACTATTGTTTCCCTGCTTACTATGCTATAATGAGACTATTGTCTCACTTGTATTTAACTCAGTTAAAAGTTTTGTTGCATTGTATTTGGTATCATATCGACTTGGTTAAAACTATAACCAACACCGCCGCCGAATGGAGTACCGAACTTACCGCCACCGCCGCCGCCTGGAGTAAATCCACCACCGCGATATTGGCCGCCTGGCATTTTCATTCCTTCTATTTGCTGTAGTGCTTCATTCATGCCATTCATGTTTTCATGCATTTGTTGAAAGTATTGTTGATTCTGTTCTTGATCAGGTTCAAACATTCCTGGTTGGCCACCTAGTTGTCCAATTTGTCCTATACCTGGTGTATATGGTAAATCACCGCCTGGTGTATATGGTAGTCCAGGCTCACTACCTTGAAAAGGATTTGTTGGTTGTTGTCCTTGTCCTCTTAATTTTAATATGCCACCACCTTGTTGACTTTGATCAACTTGTTGTTGCGGAGTTTGTTGACCTTGTTGACCACCAAACATTCTTGAACCAATATTTTGTAAAGATCCACCGCCAGTCATGCGATTAACACCTGGCATAATAACATTATTAGCCAGTTGACCTGACAGTCCGCCACCAAACATGTTGTTGACTAAACCGCTGCCTAGATTACTAAACATTCCACCCATGATTACTTCTTAGGTGATTTGTATTTTGCTGGTAACTTTGCGCCGTCTGCTGTTGAGTTTTTCTTAGGTCCAACATTAGTGTCAGCATGTAAGCCTTCAACTGCTGGATCACGAAAGCCTTGCATGCCACGACCACGAGCGGCCACTGCATTAGTTACCATATCTGCTAGTGCTGATTTCTCATTACCTGAACTGGCTTTTTCTTTCATAAACGTTGCACGTTTATCACCAGCATCTACGTTACCAATTGTTGGGCCACGCTTTTGATTGATTGCTTTTGCTTGAGGGTTTGATGTTGAGATTCTCATACTTGATTTCCTTTAGTTGGTCCACGACCCATGTTAATTTTGTCTGCGTTGCCTTTGTAGTTTTGACCCATTGCTGGTTCAAATGCTCTAGTGCCTTTAAAACGTCCGCCGCCACTTTCACGAACTTGTGGATTTGCTGATCCTGGGAACATGTCCTTACCAGGTGTAAACTTTGGAACTACTGCGGCATCTGGATAACTTCTATCATCATCACTTTTGTTGCCCACTGTTGGACCACGACTACCTGTAATTGTTTTGTTTGGGTTTTGAACACCTGCGTGTTGATTACCTGCGAATTTAGTTGCACCACGATTAACGCCATTACCTGCCATGCCGTTAAAATCTAAGTTCATATCGCTTTGTGTAATGCTATTATGTTTCATTTTGCTTTTCCTTTTTTGCTTGCTGCCGCTCTCTTAGTAGAGTACGCGATTGCCACTGCTTGCTTTGGAGGCTTACCTGCGGCGATTTCTTTTTTAACATTCTTAGTGAATGCTTGTTTGCTGGTTGATTTAATTAACGGCATAGTGTTATTTATACTTTTTTATTCAGGACTATCTTCAGCATCAATCTCTTGACTAATACCAGTCAACTTGCTCAGTGCTTCAGCAAATGCCATTTGTTTAGCATGTATAGTATCAGCACTATCATCAACTTCAATTCTAGCCAAGTTGTTCATTACTTTATTCAATATTAAAGTATGATACTTTAAGATTAAGTTTTTATCATTTTCATTACGTGCTGTTAGAAAGTCATCAACTAAGATATCTTCATAACGCTGTCCACCAGTTCTTGTTTCTAAACTATGTAATAGTTCTTCTACACTGATGTGATTCTTGCCGCCTTTTTTGCGACCTGCACCTGGACGAGCACCTCCGTGGTTGCTTTTCTTTTCAATTGGGGTTTCTATACTATTTGTCATATTATTATTTAGCGTTGTTAAATATACTAATTAAGGAATTGAAATGAATTATACATGGAATTATGCACAGCCCGCCGATACCGGCGATATTATGACACTGAACCTCCTAGTTCAATTTGAAGTAGATACAATCTTTAACTTCAATCCCAATGTACTCAGTCATCACATTGTTACCGCAGTGGTAAATCAATTTTACACAGGTAAAAGCGATTTAGTTGCCACTGCCAGAGATGATAATAACAAATTATTAGCATACACTTGGGTTAAGACCGGTGAACATAGCCTTTGGAGCAATGAAGAAGTTGCATCAGTGCGTATGGCTCACGTTGATCCTAACCTAAGTGTTCGTCGTCGTGTAATATTGTTAGAAGATATGATGGAAATATGGGAACGATTCGCACAAATTCACAACATACCTGTTCTATACAGCAATACTCTTAGACAAGAACAAACAGTATTTCTCAAAATGCATAAACGTAATGGTTATACAGTTAGAGGAAGTGCCGCATACAAAAGAGTTAACCTCAATTACATGCCCACTCGTTTATTTGATAACCCGGTACAAGCCACTCCTGCCGATTAGTTGATGCCCAGTTTAGAAAGTCGCAAAATCAAACTGGTTCTTGATGGGGTTTTGGCGACTTAACTTTATTCCAATGTGGATCTATACATCCAAATATGTTTCTCTAATGCTAACACACGATCCTGTGCATAGTTAGCAATTTGATCTTGTCCTTCTTCTGTGGCAATAGTAATAAGTTCTCTATGCTCTGTAACAAGATATTCTAAATCACTCATACCTGCTTCAATAAGTTCATCTGCTGTGCCTTCAATAGCACCCGTGTCTAAATTGCTGTTGTCTAATATTTCTTGTATATCACAGGGCATAAACTCTTGCAATGTGCGTAGTAGTTCACCCAATGTGTCAATTTGACTTTGTAAATCTTCATAAGTTTTTTGTAGTAACTTGTGATCACTGGCAAAGTTACGTCCTGTTACATTGGCATGTGCGGCATGACTTCTAAAGTAAGCGACAAAGTTGTCGTTGAATATTTGTGTTAGTTGTAGTGCTGTGGTCATATTATCTACTTATTGTTGCACCCATTTTACGACGGCGTTCTAACTCCGCTTGTTCGTTAGGATTTAATTCTCCGGAATACATTGCCATAGCAGGTCCAACACTACCTCTGGCTATATTACCAGCGGCTGGTAATATCTTATTAGCGGCCAATGCTCTTAACTGTGCCATAATACCTGGTGCATTTGGTGCTGGAGCGGCTGCGGGAACACCTGGCATTGGTGTTGGTGCAACTGGACCTGCTGAAGGCATACCTGGCATTGGTTGTGGCGCAACTGGTGCCGCTGTGGGCAATGGTGCTCTCATTTGTGGAACATTTTGTGTTGGCACATTGTATGTTGCTGTAGGACTAACTGGACGCATTTGTTGTGCTGGCATATTGCCTGCGGCTCTATTTGCTGCCGCTTCCATTTTTTTATACTGTAAATCAGTGTGTGCTTGTTTAGCGGCTGTGCCTTCTCTATAAGCATCAAATGCTTGTTTAGCAACTCCGGCACCATACAAGCCACCGGCGCCTATTGCTGCCGGAACAACATAAGGAGCAACTGCTAATGCACCTGTTGTTCCCACACTGGCAGCACTTGTTCCTACTGATTCAATTTTTGTTTGAGGAGCAGGAGGTTCACCAGGATCTGCTGTTACTGGTGTTTCTTTATTCTTTGCTGCCTCTGCTTGCATGAAAGCATTGATTTCATCTTCACTGTAACCTTCTGCTAGAGCCGCTTCACGATCAAATGCCATATTGTTTCCTTAATTCTTAAAACTGCCTAAAGGCTTACGAGCGGCTTTCTTAGCAAACTCTGTTCCATATTCCCAACTGTTACCATTCCATGTTGGCACTGGATAATGTTTAAATGCATCAACTACTGCGCCTGGGTTAGTATTGTTTGGATTGTGTTTAGCAATATAATTGGCACGTGCGGCATAGATACCATCATATGCTTCATTGGCACGCTTCTCTTGTGCCGCCCATGCTTTGTTCATATCATCAGTTGTTCTAACATTTGGATTAGCACTACGGAAATCATTCTTAGCAACTGCTACATCTTTAACAAACTGATCACGTGTCATTAATGTTAGTCCAGAATACAATGGTTGACGTGTAATCTCTACATTGGCTTCTCTGTTAATCTTATGTTCTGCTTCACTGATAGCGCCTGGACCAGCATTGGCTTTCAGCGTCTGTGGTAAGATCTGGTTGTTCAAACCAATCTGTGTATACAATACTTCTTTTTGTCTTGGCGTTAAGTTTAATGCCGCAACACGAGTTGATAAGTCTGCTTGGTCTTTAAAGTTGCCTGTGATTAAATCACGCATAATGTTTCCAACTTCGCCACCATTACTGCCTGACAATAAGCCAGCAATTTCAGGATTGTTTAGAATACCATCTGGTCCATTAATCTGTTCCTTACGAACACGACTAATCATTTTACCAGCATCTGCTTTTGGCTGTAAATCTTTTTCAACATATTCATTAAAACGTTTTTGTTGGTCTACATTAACAGCACTTGCGCTTTCACGAGTAAGTTTTGCTTCTGCTTCTTGACGTTCGCGAGCAAGTTTTGTTTCTGCTTCTTGACGCTTCATTGCTTCTGGTGTAATACGACCTGTTACACTTGTACCTGGAGCAACTGGTGCTAATGGTGCAGGTGCTTGTCCTGCTATTGGAGTAGGAGCAATTGGAGCCGCAGGTGCTTGACCTTGTGCTGGCATTGGTGCAGGTGCTTGTGCGCCTGCTTGTTGTCTTGCTGGTCCTAAGTCTGGACGATCAACACCCATGGCACTTAGTTCACTGTCACTTAAGTCTGGCTCACCACGATTGATAGCGGCTTGTCTAAAGTCAGCAACTGCTTTGAGTTTACTATCGTAGTCAAGTTTTCTAATACTGTTGGCAAAGCCAGTAGCATCATTTTCACGCTTGAAGCCTTGTTTTTGTTCTGCGGCTGTTTGAGTTGCAACATCGCGTACACGAGTTAACTTAGTTGGATCACCTTTATATACTTCACCTGTAACAATGTTCTTAGTAACAAGATTACCTTGTTTGTCACTTTGGCTACGATAGATATTACCTTCTTTATCTTGAAACTGTTCAGCACTAGTAGATACTTCTTTTTTGTTAGTACCTTGACCAACAGCATTAATCAATTCTTCAGAACTTAACTTCTTACCAGTTTCAGCACTATAACCATCTAATGGTGTGCCGTTACTGCTGACTTTAACCATGTATGCTTTACCATCACTGCCTGTGACAATCTTTTCTGTGCCGATGCCTAACTTAGCACCTTCTTCTTGTGCAAGTTGTTTAGCACCTATGGCAGCATAAAAGATTGCTTTAATCCATGATCCACCTGTGGTCTTTTCACGCATGTATTTGGCTAAATCACTGGGCGTTGCTGAGGCTAGTTTTTCCTGTGCGTCTTTCATATCACGTTGTTGTGTAATGATGTCTGCGGCACGGTTGCGACTGCGTTCTTTCATCCAATCAGGAGTACCTTCATCTGTGCTTAACTTCATTAACGCTTGTGGATCATTTTGATTAGTTGTGTAGTTATCAACGTGCTTGTCTAACTTTGCTTGTTGTTCGCTGTATATTGGTTTACCAAATGCATCAAAACTATTAGTCTTTTGTTCTGGTTGTGCCTGTGGAGCAAACTGTTGTAGTTGTTGTTGTAGTTGTTGATCTTGTTGTTGTGCTTGTTCAGGACTTACTGGTCCCATTTGAGGTGCAGGTTGTTGTGCAGGTTGTTGTGCGGCACCACTGGCAGGCGCGGCTTGTCCGCCTAAACGTTGATCAACAATGCGTTTAACATTTTCAGCACCGCCATTGGCACGTGCTGCCGCTTCTGATATTTGTCCAGTCTTTAGATAATCACTAAGACCTTTAGCACCTAAGAAATGTGCTGCCGCTAGTGTATTAGCATTTGGCTCAACACCATATGCTTGTAAGTATTTTGCGTTCTGTTGAGTGTAAGCATCTTGTGCCGCTGTTTGTTGTTCAGGTGTTGCTTGTGTAATGTCTGCAGGTAAGTTAGGATTAGCACGACGAGCATCTTCATAACCAGCACCAGTCATACCATACATGCCATAAGCACTTGACTTACCAGGATCATGATAACCAATGTCAGGACGATTACCTGATTCTTGTCTTGCTATGTTAGCATTATAATCTGGGCTTACTGGTCCAGCAGGTATTTCTTTAGTAGTCTTAACTGTGCGACTACCATCTCCGTATTCTGTTACTTCTTGTTTGTTGCTGACTTGACTGGCAAGTTCATCTGCTTGACGTTGTTGTTCTTCAAGTTGACGCTTAAGTTCTTCTTTTTTGCGATCTTCTTCTTCAAAGTCATAAGGACTTACTGGACTAGAATAACTTTCGTCATAGCCTGTGTAGTTACCCATTTCATCATATGCCATTTTTCATTCCTTATAGTTTTCCAATTATACCACCAATAAGATCTAATGGACTCTTACTTGAACTAGTAGTTGAACTTTGTTGTCCTGGATATTGTGGAGTATATAATTGTTGTGGCACTAAACCTAACTGCTTGCCATAAGTTGTTTGCCAATCCATTGGACGCTCTGCGGCACCTAACTTTGTGCCCATGGCATTTAGACCTTGACCTAAATAGTTTCCACCAAGTTGTCCCAATGTTTGTCCTGCTTGTAGTCTTTGGTTGTTCAAGTTATTCATTACTTGTGCGGCTGCTTGCATCTGTGCGCCTTGTGTAGCGCCTGCTAGTTGTTGTCCAGCCAATGCTTGACGTGCTGAACCTAAGTTGCCTGCTCCACCAAACTGTGCGCCTTGATTGGCTAAGTTTTGTTGATACTGTCCTTGTATAGGACTCATTGCGGCTGCAAATTGTTCTCTGCCATAATTAGGATCAAAGAATTGACTAAGTCCACTTATACCTGTTCTAGCGGCACTTTCACCTGTTTCACCTAAGGTCTGTCCAACTTGTCCAGCATAGCCACTAAGTCCTTGTGCTGCCTTGTTCATGCCTGGCAATGATTGATCATAGCCTGCTTGCGCTTGCTTCATGTAGTTTTGATAAGCCGGCATCATCGTGTCGGTTTTAAACTTGTTAGTATCTTGAATGTCTTTTATTTGTTCAGGCAAATAACTAACACTAGTTTCTTTTTTATCACTAGTTAAGTCACTGAATAAATCACCTATGAATCCCATAATAGTTTTCCTTTAATCTTATATTTAGCAGTTTAAACTAAGCCCTTGCTGGCTAAGAACTGTTTTGCCGCTTCAGGATCTAACATTGACACATATGCTTGCTCTGCAGGCGATAAACTACTTGTGTTAGGAGTGCCTTGTAGAACACTCATTGCTTGTTGCATGGTCATTGGCTGACCAAATGTTTGTAAACCCCATGCTGTTTTAGGAGCATCAGGAACATCATTCCATGCCTTAGCATTAAATGTGTCTCCAGTTTGTAATGCACGGTCGCCCCAGAAGAACTTACTCTGTGCATCATTGGTTGTCTTATAGAATGGTGTAGTTTCAATCATACCTGGATTCAAATACTTGCCGCCACCTGTAACAGGTTTGACAGGAGTTATTGGAGGAGTAACTACTGGAGTTACAGGTACTATTGGTCCAGGGATTATAGGATCGTTTGGTCCACCGGCATCACCGCCTCCATCGCCTCCGCCATCTCCCGTGTCGCCTGTATCTCCTGTGTCGTCGCCAGTATCATCGCCAGTATCATCACCAGTATCATCACCAGTATCATCACCAGTATCATCGCCTGTGTCATCACCAGTATCATCGCCTGTGTCGTCACCTGTGTCATCACCTGTGTCGTCGCCAGTATCATCTCCGGTATCGCCAGTATCGCCAGTATCGCCTGTGTCGCCAGTATCGCCAGTATCGCCAGTATCGCCTGTGTCGCCTGTGTCGCCACCTGCATCACCAGCATCTCCGGCATCACCGCCCACGCCACCTGCATCTCCACCAGCATCGCCACCAGCATCGCCACCGGCATCACCTCCGCCGTCTCCACCGCCGTCTCCACCGCCGTCTCCACCACCATCGCCACCACCGTCATCAAATTCCATTAAACCTGTGTATGGATTGACTGCACCACTGCCGCCATGTTGTTTAAGTAGTTTGGCTTCTTCATTGTTGATATGGGCTACAATGGTATCATCTCCACGGCCATGACGAGCAAGTTCTTTGGCTAGGCGTGCCAAATCAGCATCACTTAATGTGCTGAAATCTATGTGGGAGTTTTTCTTTTTCATAACTGGAGGTTCCTGTTTAATCTAATATTTATGCTAACGTATTTGTCAATAGTAAGCACCGAAGTCTGGCTCACGTTTGAACTTCTCAACATAGGCTTTCCAACCCATGGCAAAGTCTTCGCAGGTAAACAAACTGATTAGTTCTTTTTGTTTAACATATGCTTCTGGATGTGTGGCCTGCGTTTTATTAATCAACGTTGCGTATTGACCTGCTATTGGCAAGCCAAATGCTTCTAATGTTTTAGCCGCTGTCTTTAATGTGTTTTGACTGCCTGCTACATCATCTACTAACAATATTGGTTGTCCTGTAGCACGGCCTTCTGTAAAGTTTAACAAGCCATATACCTTACGTGCTTTCTTTAAACTGATCATAGGTGTGCCTAAGATTGTAGCCATTGCTAGTCCTAGAGGAACTCCAGCATCTTCACAGGCTCCTATTTGTACATTCTTGTCTGGCAGTTTATTAACTAATAACTCTGCGGCTGTGAACACAAACTTAGGATCAAACATACAACGACGCAGATATATCTGCCATCCATAACTTGTGTTTGGTCTCTTGCCTGGTATCTTTCTACCATTTGGTGCTACTCTATATACAGCACGATGTTCTATTTCATCGCGTAAGTATTCCCATTTGGCATCTCTGGTTGCCTGTTCTAACTCTATTTGTAATGTTTGTATTTTATTACTATTCATTTCTTTTCCTTTTCTTTTATTGTTTAACTACTTGAACGCTCATTGATCTTAGTCCTAGATCACATTGTGTTACCTGCAATGCTCCTCCAGTATTAGTTACTTTGAACAGCAAGTCTATTCTATATAGGTAAGCACCACTCTGTGGTTGATCAATGACTGTGCCAAAGATTGCTTCTTGTATTGGATAACTACTGCCTGCTGTTATTGGCACAGCGGCATAGAACGCTACTTTCTGTGCTATTGTTTTATCAAAGTTATACACAATAGTATCATTGTAAGCACCCACAGTGGGTATGTCACCTTTGTATCTATTAACCATTACAGTATATTCAAAGTCGCTGACAGCGGTGCTAAAATAATACAGTATGGCATTCATTTGTGCGCTGATGAATACTCTATCCTGTGCACCATTTACTGTGACTTGACCTCTGGCATCCGTTGCGTTAAAGTTTAAACTTTGAACAAATGTTGGACTAACACCTGCGGCTGGAGGTTGAATAGTATTACTGTATGATATTGTTCCACCAGCACCTGTGCCAGTGTTTGCTGTAATAGCAGTTCTTCTTATAACAACATAAGTTGTAGTACATTCAACAACACCTGGACTTAGATACGTACCATTGTATCTTGTTGAAGCCAAGACTGTGGGAGTCATGCCTGGTTCAAATGGTGCTGTGGGCTGTGCGGCTGCAAAGTTTACTTGAACTGTATATTCATCAATCCAATCAATAGTGCCTATGGTTATTGGTGCAACATACAATGCTATTGGAGCATAAGCATTAAACGTAACAACTCCACTTACTGGTCCTGTGTTAGCCAATGATAAAGTTATTTCAGTGCCATTAACATAAACAACTGTGGCACCTGTGGCTATGTTTAATCCACTAGCATACATGCCTACTTGCACTTTAAGAGGAGTTACTTGAACACCATTGCTGACTGTTAGTCCTCCAGGTTGATCAAGAGTAATAACAAATGATGAACTGGCGCCCACTGCTTGACTGAACTGTGGAGTTCTTGTTGGAGGACTTCTACTATTACCTGTTAGCCAACCTGCTGTAAATTGGTTACTACCTGAGAAGTTTTGTCCAAGTCCACTGGGTCCACTGAGCAAATAGTTAATTGCTTCAATGACACCTTCACTGTCTCTTGGATTGTAGTCTACTGGAAACTGTGCCATTATCTATCATCTTCCGTTTGCATGTACTGCCATGTTGACGCTGAACATATCCAAATGTTTTCGTGACTGGTATTACTAATCTCAATGTTGTTTACACGATAACTGTTTTGTTTTGTCTGTACCCAAGGATATTCCGTTGTGGTTGTTATTGTAACTTCGGCAGTGGGAGTGTTTACTATGCTGACTGGTATGGCACCCACTGAGTTTGCACCTTCCATCTTCAATGTAACACTACCAACTAGACTGCTTTGTGTTGCTGGATTGACTTGCAGTTCACTGTCCGCTATATTGTTGACTTCTGGCAGCATACGATGAATCATCATCTTACCTGAGTAGTTAGGCAATAGTTTAACATTGTCTCGTCTAAACACTGACGCAATGTCGCCATTTGGATTTGCTGTTGAGGTTAGGAAAGCATAGCCTTGATCCTTTTCAACAACTTTCTTGTCTGCACTACCCTGTGCGTAGATAACTGTTCTTGATCCTTTGTTGTATTGCCATAAACCATTAGTGTCTAAATAACGCACAGGACTTTCACAAGCACTTGTGGCTAATGTAACATCACGGGGTGCGTTCCAACAGTCTAGATCATAACGATAACTCAGCATCTTATTTGGGCAACCATCTGGGTTTGTTGCAACGTCAAAGTCTGTACTTGTATAGTATATTTCAATTTGATTCTTTTGACTATTGATCTCCATGTGAACTTGGTTAACGTGATCAGGATCTAATTGATCATAGAACCAATTCTTAACACGCTGGTTGCCTAGACCTGTGAACTGTGTGCCATCAAAGACCCATATGTCACGTGCATCAATACCATAGATCATTTTGTCTGTGTTGACAAAGCAATTACTGGTTAGCATTCCTCGGCCTTGGTTAAACAAACGCACACCTAATATAGGTGCTGATGTTGTTGTATAGTTGATTGGACTAAACACAACTGTGTCCCAATAACTACATAAAAAGAACTGTCCATTACTAGGGAAGCCATCCACTGCTTCACCACGTAGAGGAACTTCAAGTTGGTCGGCCACGTTGGGAATAGTTGGAGTCCATGTAACAGGTGCTTCATTCAATCCAAACGCTTGACTCCATTGTACTGTAACAGGATTATAAAGTTTATTGCCTGCTGTGTCTGTGGCAACTAGATTACCTGCTACCAATATTGAACCTACATTAGGAGTATTGTATAAACGCATGAACTTGGCATACACTGAACTCCATAATGGATTACTGTTCCACGAATACTTAGGAGCAACAATACCAATACTGTTGCCTGGATAAACAGCGTTGGGACTGGCTGTGTAATTACAGGTTGAGGTTGTGCAACTTACTACAACGAAATCACCATTGAAGTAATCATTGACAGCGGAGATAACAATAGTTTCTCCTGCGGCAAATGGTGCTGTTGTTTGCGTAACGTCAAACCTTAGTTGCTGTGTTGTATTGTTGATATAGGTAATAGTTGATATGCCAAGAGGGACTTGATTACTATACATAGTCATTCTTGGTAAAGGATCACTGACTGTGCCTGACACTGTTTGTGGTCCTGCTGTGCTGCCTGCATAACTTACTGATGTTTGTGTGCTGCCTGTAACTGTGAATGTTCCATTAAAGCCTAGAGGCACTACATCACGAACTACTATTGTTTGTCCAACTACAAATGGCACAATGTTAAATGTTAAACCTGTTGGTGTGCCTGTTGTGGTTGTTATGGCTGGTCCACCTAAACTAGCACTTAATTGAAACGTTGTACTTCCATTTGTTGCTATGATATAACCTGTGCTAGGATTGGTATAGCCTACAATGCTGGGACCTGCTATGCTGTATGTTAGTCCTGTGGGTGTGCCTGCTGTGGTTACAATGGCTGAACCACTACTGTTTACCAATGTAAATGTTGTTGATCCATTTGTTGCACTAACCAAATATGTTGTAGGATTGACATAGCCTGTGATACTACCTGTGCCACCAAATGTTCCTGATATGGTTAAACTCTGTCCCACTGTAATAGTTTGACTGGCGGCTGAACATGTAAACTGTCCTGCTATGCCTGATATTGCTACACCACTTAGAGTAAAAGGACCATTAGTCAATGTGCCTGATACTATTACTTGTTGATTTAACTGTAAGTTCTGTCTACTTGTATAGTTAAACTGTCCTGTGGCACTAGTTATGCTTACACCAGTTAGTGCAGGTTGTGCGTTAAATGTTATTGTTGATGTGCCTGCGGCACTGGTAGCAGTGGCTGTGGCAATGGTTGTTGAGTTTGATGTAGTTACCTCAGGCCAAAACATTGGAGGATTCTGTTCATCATTGAAGAAAGGCACAGTGCCATTCCACGCTTCTGTAATGTTCTGCGTTTGTGTATAAGTGCCAACACCGCCTACTGGAGTAATATCAAACCATGACCCACCACTACTTGCATACCAATATCCTTCATCCGTGGCTGCTATGGTCCAGAAATTTTCATCCTGTCTAAAGCCACCTGAGATATATGTAGGAGTTCCAGGAATAGTACTTTGAAGAATAAGTTTATCACCTGACACACTTCTAATGCCTCTTACATCTGTTTCTACGTTTGCACCAAAGTTGTATTCATTTGCGCCTAATGCGGCACTGGGAACGTCAGGCGTATAACTCATCTTAGTAAATGGTACTCTTGTTTCGTTTAGAGGATTGTTAATTTGTTTTGGCATGCGTCTTCCAGTTTAATATTATATTTATAGTTTTTTATTAAGGCTTAATGAAATATTTTGTTTGAAAATCATGTGTTCACTTATTAGTTTGGCAGGGGGTACAAGAATCGAACTTGTGATCTCGGAATCAAAATCCGATGTTATACCATTTAACTAACCCCCAGTAATTATATGACCCTAACATCAAAATCTGTGCAGTTGAACTTGGTGTTCAATCTATTCACTTGTGCTCTAGCATTGCCTAAATTGTTATAACTAAGTTTTTGATATCTAAATCCAGGATTACTCAGTGAGTTATTGTGCTGTCTAATACCGCAGGGTTGATCTTTATATGTAATGATATAACTGGTTGTTGTTTGCAGTATATCCCAAACTGAGCCATCATCAAGTTCTGCTTGCAGTATTATTATTGGACTAGGTCTAGACATCAAGGAACCTTTGTTAGTAATGTATCTATATTAGGCATTGCTAGGTTGGCTAATGCCCAGTTCTCTTCTTCCCAGTATATACTGTAATAATCCCAATCAAAACTGAATCTCATGTCTCGGGCAAATCTCTTGCATACGTCTTTGAGTTCTTGTTCTTGATCAGTGTCCATGCCTGCGAACTTGTACTGTGGTATTCTTGTTTCAACTATCATAGTTCATTTCCAAAGTTATCCCAACCTGGGCGTTGTATTCTAGCAAACATTTCCATTTTATTCTGTGTGGGAAACATTCTTTCTATTCTTGTGTAAAGTTCTTGTGGTTTGGCACTATGTTTTGTTCTCATTTCTTCAATGACTTGTCGTTCATTTCTAGTGCCTCTGGGCTGTGGTATCTTACCCTGCTTGAAACATAACACTGGTTCTGTTTGTGTCATTGTATAAAAGCCTGGATTGGTTTTCATCTTATGCCATATAAAAGGTGTATGCACATACTTAAATCCCCATCCTTCTCCCAATGTTATTGCTTGATTAAGATGAGGCCAAGTTGCCCACATAAACAATAAGCAGTCTGTGTCTGCCCAGGCTTGAACTTGATCTTTGAATGTAGGAATCATATCCACAGTTTTCATTGTTGGATAGTGTTTTATAGCACCGCCAGTGTCGCTGTCCTTTTTACCTGCGTGTTGTGTTTGTCCGCCGTAGTCCCAAGGAGGATCAGCACAGATGATTTGGTATTTTTTATTGGTTTCCATCATAGTTTAGTCCAATGTTGGTTAGGTCTTGCTCCGTGTTTCTTGTTGGGTTTGACTTCCCAGTGACTGGGATTTAAGCAGTTCTTATCTCCGCATTTGTGTGCTATTTCATTTTCTTCGCAGTCTATGTTAAACCAATCTCTGTATAAGATTCTGCATAACTGTGTCATCTGCGCCTTGCCGTTCTTTTGCACACCAAATAATGGTCCGTGCTTGGTCTGTGAAAAGTTGGTACTGGGCCAACATTCATCGTCATTGAGTTTGATGACTTTTTCATTTAGACGTTTTGAATTCCAGGACCATGGTCCCATTGTTCTTTTGTGTTCTGGTTTTGTTTTGTTTACCATATTATTTGCCTTTTCTGTTATGTGTATTTACCTGATGTATTCTATATGTAGATAACTTATTTGTTTAATTATTCATCAGAGATGCAGGGTTGATAAAAGATACTATAGGTGTCTTCTACGCCGACACCAAACTCTGTTGTTTGCTTCGCCTCTTGGCTCTCAAACAACTCGTTTATTTTCTTACGAAGTAAATAGAAGAGACAAGAGAACGAGCGATAGCGAGTGTGTTGTCTGCTTCTACGACTAACTGCTTTAGCAGTTGGGCGGCTTAACTTACTAGTAATAACAAAGATTAACATGCCCTCCCCCCATTTGCTTAAGGTGCAAATCGTGCCTATAACTTAGGTGCGGACGTTTAAAACCTCGCTCGTGAATATACCCTTCCCAGAGGTCTGCCACGAGCGGCTTAGTTTGTTTTTTACAGACTTTGCACTTAGTATTGTCCATGCTTTGGTCTCTGCCACGTCTAGAGGGGATATAGAACGCTGGGTTGTTATTTATAGATTTTGATTATGTGCTTGGTAGCGTTGTTTGCCTGTAATGTATTTAGCCTACAGTTCTTATTCTTGCCATAGGTCAGCATTGGTAATCTCAATCTTGTGCAATAGTTTATACTCATTTAGTAGTTTGGTTAAGTGTATGATTATATCAATGACCTGATCACGATTACCATTGGTCATATCTCCATCACAGAGTTGGACTGTAAATAAACTTAATGTTGAAATCAATTCTCGTTCTTTAAGTTGGTTGTCTGTCATTTTTTGCTCCCAAATAGTTTAGTAAAGTCTGGAATAGTAGATTTCTTTACACCCTGTTCTTCAAATACTATATTTGGTACATCATAGATCTCACTCATCATCTTAGTTAGGTTCTCAATGCCCTCGCATTGTCTAGGACTTAGGTCACGACGCTTTGGATCTTGTTCTAACTTAGCCAGTATGCCTTCTGCAAATGATTTTGGCGTGTTAAATGCATTACCAACTAATGGCTGTCGGGGTAAGTGTTCGTTGGGTTTGTTAAACCAAGTTTTAAAATCTAGTCTAGGATCCACTGACTCCAAACAGAGATAACCTAGCATAACGGTTTTGAGCCAATGCTGGTCCTGAGGTTTAACTGTACGTAAGATGTCTTTGGTAGTGACACCTGTGCGTTTTTTGTAAGTGATTGTTTCTTTCATATGTTTCCTTGTTTGCCTAAGTTATTTATCTATTGTAGTCTATTTCAGGGCTGTTGTCAAGTTTAGTTTAGCCAAAAGAAAAGCCCAAGAAATGCGAAAAACTTGGGCTTCTCAGTGCTAGGTCATTGCGACTTCGCTGTAAAGGGCTAACACATCAGGGATACTTTGGCAAATAACGGGATACACACTTGCCCTCTACATAGTTTATTTATGCTAGAAGTCTTAAATCATTCAGCATCAGCAACTAAATCAGTCCATGTGTTTTCCCAGAACGCAGGTTTAACGCCACGATCAAAGTCCAACTTCTTATTTGGATCTTGGATAAACTCAATGATCCAATACAACAAAAAGTCCAACTGTGGTTCTTTTGACGCAAAGTTAGTACTGCCAGCCATGTCATTTAACCAACTTGGTTTATTGCCATTGCCACGTGTCTTACTCATACCTGAATACTCAGCGGCAACAACTTCTACTGCTGTTAAATCACCTAGGGCGATAGCATTACGCAGATCATCCATTGATATATTAGCCAAAGTGTCAATGAACTGAAACAAGCGAACATTGTTGGGATAGTACTTTAGTGCGATTAGTGCGGCAGCAATAATGCTTTGGCTCTTCAAACCTTTGATAGTGGGTTTGGTAATACTTGGTCCACCATTCTTTGGTAGTGTGTCTAGGACTTTAAGTTCATCAAAGTTAAAGTTAAAACTGGATGCTACATCAGCATAGCCTTTGTCACCAGGACGACTTGATGCCCAATCTAATGCTGTCTTATAACTTCCATTGGCAAACATAGGTTGACGTGCCTGCCATTGATAACGACGTGCCAATCCTTGCAGTAGTTGGTTGGTCTTCTCCACTGACTCTTTGCTGTTATATGGATAGTAAGCAAAGTTGACATCATCCATACTGCTAAGATAATGAATCTTGGCAGTGATCTCAGGAGTCAATAATGCTTGTTGTGGATACTTAATCCAATAGTGTTTGCGAGTAGCACCGTCAATGATACTGACTTCTCCGGCCTTATAACTACCAATCACTGCTTGAGTATCAGGATCAATGTCATCAAAGTCAGTGACAACTACACCAATAGCCACTTCTGTAAGAGTGTGACTTTGGTTAGCCGTATACGCATTATCAAAGATAGACTTCATCTTTTGCACACGCATGTGGCTATTACGTTGTACTGGGGCTGGGGGAAGTGTTATAAAATCACTAACTGGGATGTTAGCGAAACTATGATCGCCTACTTTAACGGTAGGATAAGTGTTTTGACCGATGGTCAGGTTTTGGGTGTTAGTCATAATGTCTCCTTTAAAAACTACTAAACTTCTGGTACTCCATTGAATTATGGTTTATACTGAAGGTTTAGTTCACCTTTAAGTTGTTATCAACTTAATCTTTATTATACACTATTCACGGATAAGGTCAATAGTGTATTTGCTCATTTTAATAATTCCAATTGCTGTTGTTTCTTTAATATCTCAACCTGAAGTTCGTGTCTATTCTCTTCTAATGTAAGTTCAGCACGTACTATCTTTATAGCCTCGGCAATTTCCATGCCAGTGTATAGTTGATACATTTCACGTATTTGGTCTAGGCAGTCTTGGTTCATTTTAAAATCCAAATATTTTATCTGCAATTTTAAACATGACTTTGAGTATGACACAACCCACTGCAAAGAATGTAAAGAAGCCTATTACCACCATGCCTAAGCCAAGTATTATTTCAAACATTATGCTGAGTCCTTAATTTCTGTAGTCCAGTCTGCCATTAGATAGGAAAAGATAAACATAAGTGTAGCCAAAATGTAATTACACATTGTGTAGATTTGGTGAATACTAGTTGAAGTAACTGTGGTAAATGCGTTAAGCAAAACTAATGCCGCTAAAATAGCAACAATAATTGATACTACATTTTTAAATATTATCATAATAAATTCTCTGTGTGTGTTAAAGTGTGTATGTTCTACGCTGAACATAGTGTATTATACTATGTCAGCGTATTTGTGTCAAATTAAATCTTTACTTTGGAGAACATCTCCAAAATCTCTTTAGTATGAGCATCACTCTCTCGTTCAAGATGCTTACTGAGTAAATGGATAGTGCCGATGCCATTTAATAATGCGATCTCTTGAACCATATTATCAGTGATGCAGTCATCATTCCAGTCTGCCTCAACCTGTAAAGCAGTTGCGTCATAACTATCACTGACGATACTATTAGCGATGCCATCTGCTTGACTCTTGTACTTGTTATCAAACCAAGTAGATAAAGTCACCATCTTATTACAGATAGGATTAGGATCAGTGTTATAACGCAGACCAAGACCAACGGTGACCTTTACACTTCTCCGTTGCCAGTGAGGACAACTATGAGCGAACATTCTGTCCATAGTCCAGAACTCCTCCATACTTTGCCATTTATCTGTCTTCTTTTTGCGGAACTTCTGTTCTACTTCTGCTTGAATAAAGAACTCTGCGATACTATCGTCCTTTTGAGTTATGCCATCTACGCCTATGCGTTCAACTGCATAAGTCTTATCTTGCTTAAAGCGGAACAACGATCCTGCGAGTCCTTGATTCTCATCATCGTAATAGAATGTTGTGTATGTAGCCATAGTAATCTCCTGATTAGTTAGACAGGCTTATTCTGCGAAGTGCTTTTTACTGTCTATATGAATATTATAACAC